AATCACATAATTTAATTTTTTTTAAGCATTATGGAGATTTATTTAGATAAATACCTTCAAGGATATTATCTGGACTGAGATACGAGTCCGTTAGAATTTGCCCCGAAAGTGATTTCAGGGCATTTGTAGGATATGTGGTTTAACATAGTTTTACCTATATTTTATGGTATCAGTTCTTACTCCTCATATAGAAGCATCATTTGCCGCACATTGACTGTTTCAGTTGTTTCACTACCATCCTTGTTCTTCTTCATCTGTTCTTCAGTAAAGTACTCCTCTGTAATGAAAAAGGATTCCAATGTCTGTTTGTTCATCAACCGATACTGATACAACGTCCTACCATCAAGACCAGTTCCACAAGGGGCTTTTCCACACCCTGTCATGTAAGTGAAACCGGCTGGCAACACTTCACCCAAATACGATTGAAACGTTTTGGTTGTGTCCATTGCCAAAACACGAACAAAATTTCCATTCTTCAGCTTACTAGTGTCAATGACACTCATTTTCCTGTAAAACCTATAAACTATAAACTAAGAAAAGATAATATATGAAAAAGAAGAGAAAGAAAGGGAGAAAAATTATATGAATTGGTTGAGATATTATAAAAAAAAATCAAATTTTTTTTCAATAGGGTACACGGTTTTTACAAAATGCAACATATAAAGGGATAGGACATAATTATTTGTGCAAAATTCGGGTTTTTAGGAAAATTTGATTTTTTTTTTGGTAAATAATAAAATTGTTACATCATTCATTCAACCACACTCACAAAACACATCCACAAAACACATCACAAAACACATCCACAAAACACATTCACAAAACACATTCACAAAACACATTCACAAAACACATTCACAAAACACATTCACAAAACACGAACAGAAACAACAATGACGTTTTATTCGTGGGTTCAAGTCAAACAAAAAGGATTTGATCTAGTAGAAGATCCATTGATTGGTGGAGCACAAATTCCCATTGAAGAGTTCGAAAATCAGTTTCATGCCATCATTGCGAAATTGGATGGTAGTTTTCCAGACCGACGGCCATCATTCTACTTCGAACAGGGCGTTTTGAATCCATTTATATTGCGATTCAAAGATGAAGAAAAACGAGAAGATTTTTACGATTGGGGAGTGGATTTGGGCATTTGTGAACCCATTCGTCAAATCCAAACTGGTGAAACTGACTGGGATACCACCATCACATTTGATTTTGATGAACAAATTGAGTTTTTGCGCCAAGTGGTCAAAGAACAAGAAGCCACAGCCAATGAACAACAAGGGCAAAAAAAACAACAAAAAAAACGAAAACCCAAAAACGAGAAAGAAGGACGTATCAAGGCGTTGAAAAAACTCAAGGAAAAGTTGACAAAGGCCAAAACAGACAAACAACGCAACACACTCACAAAAAAAATTGAAAGAGCAGAAAAAGCAATGATCAAACTCTTTTCAGAATCCGATTGATTAGATCATTGTTTGTCTATTGTTTGTCCATTGTTTGTCCATTGTTTCCCATTGTTTGTCCATTGTTTTATCAATTTCTTATTTGTATTTTTCAAGAGACGAAGAACTAACCAAGATAGTGAAGTTGGGAAAAATTTGATTTTTTTTTATGTATTGACATCATCATATCACTCTAAAACCATATCAATTCCCATCATCCGACCACTACCATTTCAAAGGAACCAAATAAAAATGAAAATGAAGATGACGACATTGATAACTAGGATCATTGGTGCTTTGTCCGTCATCGATTTCACCGACACTCAGTTTACCACCGCACCCAAATCCAACACCAACTTCATGATTTTCCCGAGAATCACTGTGAAAAAAATAGAGGATCTCGAATCAATAGGTGTTACTATTATTGGTACATCCAAGTACATGTGGAAAATCAATTTCACAGAGATGGTCTATTGGTTTTACAAGAACCATCGTCAACTATTTCTCCTAACTGTGGTGAAACATAGATGGAGGCGGAAATACAAGACATGTGAGAAGACTCGCCCTCTCTGCTTTCAGTGGCCTGAGTTCACCTCTGAGGACAAGGAGATGATGAAGAGATACTGGAAATGGATCAATTTCAACATTGCCACACGCAAAAAGAGGCCAATGAAGAAGAGAAAAGTGGCCACACATGAGGTTTAGATAGTAAAACCATGATATACATTCAGGGGGATTAGGAACAATAATCACTTACCTTTATGTATAACTTTATATGAATGATAATGTATTTGTCAATACTAGTGTGCCCCGCTGGTGTAATGGCTATCATCTCGGCCTTCTAAGCTGAGGATCTGGGTTCGATTCCCAGGTGGGGCTTATGAAATAACTCGTAGTAGTCATTTGGAATGGCATCGGATTGTAGTCCCGACTCAAGTAGGTTCGATTCCTGCCTACGAGATTTCTTTTTTTTTTAACTTACTTTGATGCCAAACAAAAATAAAAAAGAAAATCTTTAATTTAATGAATAATAATTTAACTTAACTCTAATCCCATTCACCAGAAGCCCATTCACCAGAAGCCTGGAATCACCAGAAGTCTGGAATCACCAGAAGCCTGGGAAAGAGAAGACTTCCGTGAGATCACCCGCATGAATTGCTTTTGTTTGATTACAACTGAACACTTGTGGCTCTGTCTGTCGCAATTGTTTTTTCTTCTTGGGTTTTCTGGGTTTTTTGTAACGGATTACCATCTTGTTGATAAAATCCTTGTCAGCCGCCGTGAATTGTGGCCAACTAAATCCACAACAGCCACCAAACCCCTTGGACTCCCAACTCATGATGGTCGACATTGTCTTTCTCTGTTGGGCCATGGTTTTCGCAATGAGTTTTAGGCACATTGGTCGATTTTTCTTGTACAATGTTTCGACTGCCGTATCGATCCCAATCACTTTGGAATCAAGCCATCTCTCCTCTCCTTCATCCGCACCAATTTCTTTGAGTGCCTTGAAATAAGAAGGCTTGAGACGTGGGTGGCGCGGGTTTGAATGGCCTTTGAAGCCACCATTGTGTTTGAGCCATTTTTGAAGGGGGCACACTTGAAAAACGAAGTACCCCAACGTTTGTGGCCGCCTGAATGTGACATCCAGAAGATATCGCACAACAGTTGGGAGGGAAACTGCCTCACGTGTTTTTTTCTGTGTTTTCTCCAGTGTTTGGAATTGGGGGGATTGAGCGGATTCGGACATGTTGTTGGTCGTTGTTGTTGGACGTTGTTCTTTGACGTTGTTTTTGTTCTTTGAAAATCAGATTTATTTATATTATTCAAATAATAAAAAAAATATCAAATTTTCTCATTTAGGAGGATATAACGGGATAGGAAGAAGATGAATTTCACATTTAGGTAGATAAAAGGGATTAAAAAAAAAATTATTAAATATTTAAAGTGATAAAATGAGATAAAAATGATAAATTAATAGGGAGGTCTTTTTTTTTATTTGAAAATTTGAAAATTTGAAAATATTATCTGTTATTAATAAACAACTTAGAAAAATAGAAAAATGTCTTATTATAATCACCACTATGATCCCAAACAAAATCGACAAAGACTCATAGAAATATACAATGAAACTCAAAAATATTGTAAAAAATATGCAAATTTATTACATTTTACACCTACTAAACGATATAATTTAATTAGTAATAGGATAGGTTCAGAATTTAAGCAGCGATTTGATACAACGACAATTCGAGTGGTAAATATGAAAACAATTCAAGCAGTTTTAGAATTAAATGAAACTCTAAAACCAAAAGGGGATTCTGAATACAAAATTTTAGTTCTGAATATGGCATCTAAACGACATTATGGTGGTGGTGTTAAACGTGGATCTGTAGCACAAGAAGAAGATTTATTTAGAAAAACAGATTATTCACTTCATCCAATTGTAGATAAAAAAGGTAAAAGGGCTTATCCTTGTGAATTAAATCAATATACTTATACTCCAAATGTTATCATTGTGAGGGATCATACTTACAAGAAACTTTTGTTAAGTGAATTTGTAAAAGTCGATATGATTGCTATGTCCGCTATTACAAAACCTGAATTAGATGAACATGGTCATTTATATCCAGCTGATTATGCATTGACATTGGCAAAAATCGACACAATATTTAAATCGGCTATAATGAATTATTGTACGGATTTAGTTTTGGGTGCGTTGGGTTGTGGTGCTTTTGCTAATCCCCCACAAGATATTGCCAAAGCATTTAAAAAATGCCAAGTGAAATACAAACGGTCGTTTAATTCAATTACTTATGCGGTTTATAGTAGCAAAGATACGAATTATGATGTTTTTAAATCGATTATTTAGAAACAAAAAAACAAAATTAAATTAATAAAGTACACTTTTGTTTTTTATAAAAAAAATCTCGGACGTGGGGATCGAACCCGACATCGATGTCTATTAAAGGGACACTGCTTTCCCAATTAAGCTAATCCGAGTGTAGTGTCAGACGTGGGGATCGAACCACACAAATACCTGATTATGGGACAGGCCGCTTTACCAATTAAGCATAATCTGACAGATATAATGTTTTAAGGGTATACATAAATGACGATTGTCATTTTATATAGAAATTCCTTTGGAATTTCGTGTATACATAAATGACTCATGTCATTTTATATAGAAATTCCTTTGGAATTTCGTGTATACATAAATGACTCATGTCATTTTATATAGAAATTCCTTTGGAATTTCGTGTATACATAAGTAGGAACAAAAGTTCCCACCGATCTATGAAAAAAGTATTTTTGATTGTTTCTGGATCAAATCGTCCATTTTTTTCTTATGTGTTTGTAAAATATGAGGTTCTTCTGACATATAATCAATATAATAATCATCCCATTCCTGTTGTTCATTCTTATTCATATCTTCATGGCATTCACCATAGCGTGTTTCTAAAATATCAAATCCACACTTGGATATTGCGTCCCGAACAATTTTTGTGTTTTTATAATTCCATTTACCATTTATTCTGATTTGTAAATATTTAGGATTACCAGAAACACTTCGAACATTATGATTTTCAGGATGATTTGTATTAAAATGAATAATCTTAGATACATTACTGATAGCATTATTGGGATCTGTATAACAACCCAATAACATTTTAGCAGTAATATAATCAAGTTTTTCATTTCCAAAATTGAAAGTGATATGTTGGTGTTGACTATTATCAATGTTTGTAGTGTTGTTATTTGTAATATTGTTGGTAGTGTTATTATTGTTATTGTTATTATTAATAGTTCCAGCAACAGGAACAACTGTGGATGTATCATTGATTGTTTGTGATTGTTGTAAATGTTTTTGTAGAATTAGTTTGGTTTTACATGTTTTCATATGTCTGGATAAAGTGTATTTTCTGACATAATTTTTATTGCAAAATTTGCAAATGAATTTACCATTTATATTAGAAGAATTAGAATCACTATATTTTTTTTTGCATTTTAAAACATGTTTGTTATAATATATTTTTCTTTTGTAGATTTTTTGACAATGACCACATGTAAATGGACCACCACAACTATCAGTATTATCAAGATGTTTACCAAATCTCCATAAATCATTAGTTGAATATGAACAATCTTCACATTTAAACATTTTGTTCTTTGTTATTATAAAACAGTATTTTTAAATGCTTTATCGTTACACATTTTAATAAGTAACGAAAAGCGTTTTAACCAGGTAACAATATACTGTATTAGTGATGAAAAAATACCTATATTAACTTATAATATCACAACTATTCGCATTTTTACCTTGATTTACCACAGCACCAAAATACCAAAAAATGTGTATCGTGTTGAAAAAAAATTATAGATATTTATGGATAATTAGAATATATCTATTTATATTATTTTGAAAAATTGTCTATAATGTCACTGAACTAATTAGCACATTTTTGATAGGTATTGAGTATTAAAATATTTAATAAATTCGTTAATTATAACTTTGATTTTATACGTAATATATGGTGTAGTAAATATATTCAAATAATTCTATTTAGATAAACATGGTTATTTGATAAAAAAATGAATGGTTTAATTATGAATTAAATTGCTACTCAATAATGTATTACACATTTTTTGTGTAGGAGATTTACCATATAAATATAATTGATATAATAATTATTTTGTGACTATAATTTAATAAAAAACACTCAATATTTTAATTCCATATATATTGAGGTAAAGAGGGTGTTTCAAAATCTTTTCAGGTTCTGAATATTTTTTTGAAAACTTTTTCAAAACCAATTTCAATTTTGAAACACCCTCTTTACCTCAATATATATAATATTGTCTTTTATTAACATTTTATGAAAATTATGGTTATATAACTTTTATTGTTATATAACGTTCATTACTATATCCTCCTACACATTTTATGTGTAATAGGTATTGGTATACATTTTATCTCATTAATTAATTAATAATAATTATATTATATTATTAAGATTATCATCTAGAATTATTATAATAAAAAAACAATTATCATAACATGTATAAATAGTTCAATAAACCAATATGGATTTAACCTAGTTTTTAGAAATATTGAAGTTCCTCTATCAGGGGGAAGATAAAATCATTGTCCTCAATGTTAAAGAAATTCTTCTTCCTCTTTTCAAACGCCGTCCATCAACCTCATCTACTGTTAGGGCTTTTATACAATGTCTCCATTTATATCTGGCTTCTCCTGTCATAATCAAGAGGGATCTTGGTTTAAGATAGCAATTAATAGATTCAGATCCCTTTGAAAAGGTCATAACAGTACCAGATTCCAAACTGAGACTATAAATAATGGGGCCAAATATACTGGGAACATCAATATGGGGATTAATACCTTCTCCTGGTAAATATCGATTCACTATGATCTGATCCAATTTTGCCTTTGCTTTAGCCTCCTTTGTTCCCTCTTCATCCTTCCCTGAAATCTCTAAATCTGTATTTAACCAGATATCACTTATTTTTTTTGTAATAAAGTCAGACCATTTGGGTAATTCTCCTAAATAGTTGTCTTTTGTGATGGTTTTAGTGGTATATTGGTATTGATATCCATAATGTTGTGTCCATCTTTTAAGTCGGGTATCCCATTTTTCTTTTTGGATATTCCCCAACAACATGGCTTCTTCTTGGGGATTAATAAAATCAGTAATAATAGTGAGACCGGGTAAAGGAGAAGAAGCTGACATGGGTTTTTGTTTGATTTTTAAGAATTTTTCCATCTTGTAATTGTTATTGTGAATATTGTTTATGTAGTTTTTTTTTCAATTTTTATTTAAAAGAATGGTAATAATATTTTTTATAAAATGAAAAGTGTTGGATATGGTTCATTACGAGATGTTGATTCAATTAGGTATGATTTATTTATGGGAAATATGGAAAATGACAAAACGACTCAAATAGTATATTTTGTTGATGTTTTAAAAAAAAAACATGTAATCAATTTAGATGAAAAATCTAGAAAGTGGATAATGGAAGGTAACAAAATATGGGTACATTTAGAGAAAAAAGGTGAACCGGGAATTTACATAGATTTGTTATAAGGTAAGGGAGGCGAAACAAGTTCGCCAGGTTCGAGGAACTGGGTCATTCACTCGAGCTAACGCTCTCGTTCATTGTTCCTCTCGGGCGGTCACTGCGTTTTACTAAGGGGGTTGATCACAATCACGTGAAACTTCATGAAATTCATATAATAATAAATGAATAGTAATGAATAAAAAGGTAAGGGATATTTAAATAAAAAAATGAGGTTTATGTTTTTATTTAAAATCGCAGGCCATAATCTTGATTTCCAAATTTGACGGCGGCTATAACACTGGAATGATTTTCCATCCATTCTCCATTACCAGTGAAACCAGTATTGATGTTTTTCCATTCACACCGTACTTTGCCATTTTTGTTATAGACTACCCAGTGTGATATTCTAGGTTTTTCATATGGACCAACCAGTGTTCGTTTGGGCAATTTTTGTAGCGGCATTTTTTTTTTAAACACAAGAACTAAACAATTGTAAATTTGACATTGTAATAATATTTTAAAAAAAAATTTGAATTTTTTTAATTATTCACATATCATCAACAGGTTTATACATTTCTTCAAATATTGATCTGGAATTAAACATCTCTTTGTTTTTTTCTTTTTCCAATGCCAAGAGTTCCTGTTTTAATCGTTCAATTTCCATATATTTTTTTTTTATTTTATCAGTGTGATTACGAACAGTATGTTGAACAAAATCTTTACCGGTTTTGATACGTTCCCTCATTAAAGAATTTTTCTTTTCCCGTTCCAAATTAAATTGTTTGTACCTTAACATATTTTGTTCTGCTTCAACACTAATTTTTTTATTTATTTGTTCTTGTTCTTCAAAAGTTACAACATAACATTTTAAATTTTGAAATTCTGGTGTTTGATATTTGGATAAAAATCGTTTGACAAATGCATTATAAATATCTTCCGTAAATGATTTATTTTGTTGATTCCGCATATTTTGATATTTATTATCTGGTAAAACGTATGTATTGTATTGGAAATCATTGAACATATCTTCTTCTCTTTTACAAAGATCATATGAAGCAATGATCGATACTAATGCCAAACCATCATCCCCATTTGGAGCAAGTTTAAATGTAAGTTTATTTTGGATAATTTCTATTTTTCCACTGTGAATAGATTGGATTGGAACTATTATTTGGCCATTTCGATTAAAAAATTTCATGATAAAGATAAAAACTAAGATGAAAACAAATAAAATGATTATTTAAATATAAATGGGTTCTTAAAAAAATTCAAATTTTTATTGAGTGGACTCAACTGGAACAACACCTGTCCCTTATTCTTGTTTTTGGTATTTCATTAGATTTCTCGAAAAAACAAAATTTACCTCACCGGGTTAGCTAAACCTAGTGAGGAAGGACCACATTGTCTAGAATATGACCCCCACTATTATTAAATGTCCGACTTGTTTGTGCTTGAAATTTCTTTATCCCCACCCTTTCGCCATATTGGGCTCTCCAAATCGCAGTATCACTAGAGGAAGAGGGTACACCCATCAGTGTACTTGGGAGTTTCAAAGCAACTCTCAGACTTCAACTCACAGTATATCTGGATGATGTGACAATACCGACGCTTCTGATATTGTTCCTGGTCTGCCAAGATGGGTTGGCATAACCATGGTCGAATTTGGGATGGTACGCATGTCGATTTGCGCATTTCACAGCTGTGGCTCGAACACCTCTAGAAGGTCTCCACAATTCGTCTCCTCAGCGAGGGGACAGGATGAAAGTGCCTAGAATTTCGCCTACAATATCATTATTTCGGATCGGATTTATCTAGGATCACCAACCCAACTATATAGTTTCATACCTATACATAAACAAATAATTTATGTATCTAGCGAGGCATAGCTTCACGTTACAGACTGAGGGCTTGCGAGACTTGATGTTTCTAATGTTTCTACTTATGTATAACATTAAAAGATTATATATGTCAGATTAGCTCAGCTGGTAGAGCATGGTCCCTTGAATAGACCAGTGCGTGGGTTCGAGCCCCACGTCTGACGTTTCTTGTGAAAGAAAATCACTTGATTTTCTGACACATCGAAGGGAATAGCTTCCGGTAGCATGGGGCACTGTTTAATTAGCCCCTGGTCCAGGTTCGAATCCTTGGTATTTCCATTAAGCCGGATTAGCTCAGTTGGGAGAGCACCCGCCCTACACGCGGGAGGTCGTGAGTTCGAGCCCCACGTCTGGTATCTTTTTTTTGTTTTTTTTCAAATCAAAAAAAAAAGCAAAAAAAGAAAATAATTAGGGAACACAAAAAAACATTGAATTAATGCTTTTTTTCCTAAGTGTAGCCGTGTTCGAATCGGCATCTTCTCATTGATTTTTAAACCAAAGAAGAGCATTACATAATGCTTTCATTTGTGAATGCTATACACCACATTCACGAAGGTGATGGGATTCGATTCCCATAATGACCATTTATACACAAGGCGATGGCTTTGAACCCATATAACCTTTGATACCCTTTGGTATAATTTCAATGTCATCCTTTAGACGCGAATTAACTACTTAATTACGTCCATTGTCCTGTTTTTCTACTCCAATCATCCCCAACCAGGATCAATTGAAATAGTAGTCATGGTATAAATTCTTGTAGAACTCATTCGACCAGACTTGGACCACCTCTAAATATGATGGGTTATGGGTATACATAAACACCATAGGTGTTTTATATAGAAATTGGTGATTTCGTGTATACATAAACACCATAGGTGTTTTATATAGAAATTTGGGATTTAAAAATCAGGTGGTAAGCCTAAACGTGTATAATTATCGGTAATTAAATATTTATCTGTATTTTTAAAAAAATCAATATTAAGATGTATGCATATTTGTTCAAGTAATTTTAAAAAAAGAAAAGTAGTTGGATGATTTTTTCTCAACAGCAATTTTTTATCTTTATGTTTTTCTAAAATATCTGTTACTTTAATTGTTGTGCCACGTTCAAGTTCTCTTTGTTTTAACCGGTAAACTCCCATATTAAAATCACCATCAATATATATTGATATAAATGATATTTGTGTACATGTATTGCTACAATATGATTTAATTTTTGTGGCATTAAAATTACATGATGTTTTTATCAGTATAGGTTGATATATAACATAGTCACATGTTTTGATATATTCAATCCCTTCTTCATCATCTGTTATACTAATTAAATCTGGATAAATATGTGATATTATTTTTAAATATCCAGATTTAATT